GAGAATCTTTTCAACTGGCCCATCAAAGTGACACCATATTTCTTTTCTCTGGCTTCACGAAGATCTTTAACATGATCCACAACCAGGGGAAAATCTTTACCATTGAGCAAAAGACTTGCAGTCTTAGCTGCTTGTCCTTCAGAATATCCAGCTTTTCTAGCACATTCCGCATTGGAATAAGTGCCTTCAACTATAAATTTAGCAAATTCTTTTTGTCTATTTGTAAGAAATTTTTCTTTTGGCATAGCCTTATAATAGTGTTTTCCCCATATTTTTTCAATTCAAAACGCAAAAAAATGCCCGCGTGTCATCATAAACCGTATATGAAGTGTAGCAAGTGTAACCAAAGTGTAACCAATACCCCTAGTGTCAGTAAGGGTTACAGAGTGTTTTCTACGTTTCTACACTTTCTACACCTATTTTTAAAAAATTTTTTTAAACAAAAAATTATGACAGAAACACTATATATGTTTGGCAGAAAGAGTAAAGCATGGTAGATTTAATTATGTTCTTTGCTATAATATTACTTTGCTCACCAATCGCTAATCCTAGTTGTATTGAAATACATGACATGATACAACCACAAGGCTACAAAACAATAGAGAAATGTCAAACAAGATTGAGTGAAATGATGTGGAATATTAGAAATACAATACCTGTTCCACATTCAATGACTATAAAATGTATTAAAAAGGAGAACAGTAATGGAAGAACTACCTAAAGATCAGACAATTTTAGATGTCAAGGACCATTGCACCGGGAGGCTATGTCCAAGATGCAAGACGGCTTTACAGACAATTGATGTTCATGGACACTTACAATGTGTTATGTGCAAAACAGTAATTGAAGATTGCTGCCAAGGACAACCACAAAAATGAGTGACAACATAGTAAAATTTCCGTATAAATTAAAGAAGACACAAATGCCAATAGAACGAGTATGTGATTTGGCAAAAACTAGGTTGGAAAATGTGGTTATCATGGGGGTAACGAAACAGGGTCAAGTCCAACTTATATCTACATTCCAAGACCCTGCTGAAGTTCTTTGGTATTTAGAAAGTGCCAAGATGGGTTTGATGCAAGGTATGGTATTGGAAGAGGGAGAGATTGATGAAGAAGAGTGACAAAAAAAACGTACACAATAAAACTGGAGATAACGTCATCCAGTTTCCCAAGCCATCCACACCTAGCGATGGCAGTCGCAAGGAGGATGTGGAAAGTGGGGAGAGACTCACATTCTATTTCACTCCAGATTGGGACACCAGTGGAGATGATTCAGAAGATAGCGAAACTTGAAAACTGGAAAAGGGACGATAAAAGTTTCTTTGACTCACACAAAGGTTACTGGGGACCTTTTTTAACACCAGAGGAATCGCAAGAATTATGTGCAGAAAAATTTGAGGATGATCCAAGGGCAATGAAAGAATCACAACAAAAATATAGAAACAAATATTCCGTACAACAGTCATCAAGCTCTAGTTTAACCTGGGCCGAAGACACTTACGAATAATTTTTTTGATTGACATATAGGAAAAACTGTGATTTAACTATAAAAAAAGGGAAGGAGATTAAGTGGCAACATTAAAGTGTGACTGTGGAAAAAAAGCAGACATAAAAGAAGGTGGAAAACTCTTGTGTCACGATTGCTATTTTAAAGAAAAGGGAGTTAAAAAAAGGGAGAGACAATGTTAGTAATTATAGAATCGCCATTTCGCGGCAATAAAAAATTTGGTCAAGAACAGAACTCAACATATGCAAGATTATGTCTTCATGATTCGTTGATGCGTGGAGAGTCACCTTTTGCATCACACTTACTTTATACTCAAGTATTGAACGAGCAAGATCTAGGTCAAAGAACAATGGGCATGAAAAGAGCATTCAAATGGTATCGACACGCTAATCTTATGGCAGTGTATCGAGATCATGGAATAACTCAAGGCATGAGAAAAGGTATCCGAGTTGCTAAATATTATAATATAAAAATAGAATTTAGAACTTTAGCAGACTGGGCCAGGGCAATAGAAGCAGGAGAATATAATGGAAGATCCCAAAAGACAAGAAGAGCTGTTTGATAACTGCTTGAAAGAAGAAAAGTATTGGAGACAAAAACAATACGATCATGAGTGGAATGAAGACAAGCTCAATGCACAATGGTGTAAAGAACAAGCAGATTATTGGAAAGACAAAATTGATCATGGAATTTTTTGGGAACCTAAATTTTGACAGACTTTAAATACAAAACAAAACCATATCAACATCAAAAAGAAGCATTAGAACAAAGTTATATGGAAAGAAACTTTGCATACTTCATGGAGATGGGTTGTGGTAAGTCAAAAGTATTGATTGACAATATCGCTTGGCTTTATGAAAAAGCAGAAATTGATTGTGCCGTTATCGTTGCACCAAAAGGTGTATACATGAACTGGAAGAATAGTGAGATACCTATTCATCTGCATGATAGTATAAGACATAAAGTTTACACATGGAAATCTAGTTTAACAAAAAGAGAAACGGAAACGCTCCGTGAATCGGTGGTCGAGAGGCATAGACTTAGAATCATTTTGGTCAATGTTGAGGCTTTTGCTACAAAGAAAGTGTTGCAGTATTTAGATAAGGTAACACATAGAAGCGAGTTTCTTTTAGCCATAGACGAATCAACAACAATTAAAAACATAAAAGCAAAGAGAACAAAGGCACTTATAAAATTTGGTGAGGCTGCGAAGTATAAAAGAATATTAACTGGAGCACCAATAACAAAATCACCTCTTGACTTATATGCACAGTTTTTATTTCTAGACAAAGAAATCATGGGGTTTGATTCATACTGGTCTTTTCAAGGAAGGTACGCTGTAGTGAGAAGTGTGAAGATGGGAGCACATTCTTTCAACCAGGTTATTGGGTACAGAAATTTAGAAGAGATGAAATGTAAGATCGCTCACTATTCTTATCGCACAACAAAAGAAGAAGCATTAGATTTACCACCGAAGATATACACAACAAGACAAGTTGATCTGACAATGGAACAAGAACGACATTATCAAAGTATTAAGAAAACTTCAGTGGCGTTGCTTGAAACTGGAGAGATGGTTACTGCTCCAGAGGTCATGACACAATTGCTAAGATTACAACAATTACTATGTGGTTATCTTGTTACAGACAACGGAGAAGTAGAAGAGATACCAAACAATCGTATGAATGTGTTAATGGAAACAATCGAAGAGATGGAAGGCAAGATTATTATTTGGTCTAGATTCAGACACGACATTATAAAAATAACAGAAAAGTTAAAGCAGACATATGGATCAGACACAGTCGTAAATTACTTTGGCGATACGACAATGCAAGACAGACAAGATGCAATTGAAAAATTTCAAAATTTAGAAGATAATGTGAAATTTTTCATATCTAATCCACAAACTGGTGGCATGGGTATTACACTTCATGCAGCGACAAATGTTATTTATTACTCAAATGATTTTAATTTAGAGTCAAGAAAACAATCTGAAGACAGAGCACATAGAGTTGGTCAACATCATCCAGTTCTTTATGTGGATCTAATGTGTCCCAACACAGTTGATGTTCACATCGTCAAAACATTATTAAACAAGAATAAACTAGCAAGTATAACTTTGGGAGAAAGGGTATTAGAATGGCTAAAGACATAAGAGGGGAGAAGATGATAGGAACGGCGGGAGAGACTTTCGTTGCCTATGCACTATCGATGATGGGTGTTGAGTGTTCCTTGGTTAAACAAGATGGAACAGATATTATAGCGTGTAAGTCAATGGACGATAGTTTACTTGTGCCTCAGAGAATAGAAGTGAAGACAGCAACATGGTTGAATGATAAAAACCTATTTAATTTTTCTACATCAAAAGGTGGAGACAAACGAGCCTACACAAAAAAAGATTGTGACATCATAGCTTTGTGTTCCATCAGACAAAGAGGAGTTTTATTTTTTAATGTTGAAAAATTACAAAAGGTAAGTAAAAAAATTCACATAAACGATTTTATGAACGAAGAAGACATCAAAAGAACATGGCAAAGTTCTTTGTATGAGAGTCAAAAACACATGTTTAATCTTCTTAAAAAAGAGCGTAAAAATCACACTCATCCTTATTTAGGGGACATGAGACTAAAAGTAAGTGCAGAAATTGTTAAAAAAATATAAGTTTTTATTTGACAAAGTGGGGATAGTTGTGATAAGAGTTAAGATAACATCAAGGTGGTTTTTTCATAGGGGTTTCGCATAGCCCTCCTCCTTGCCACCGAGATGCCAGTTTGAGGAGTCTGATTGTGGTTTTTTTTATTTCCCACATTAGCTCCAGACCACTCAAACGAATTGCGAAAAAAGATGAGGTAGGTTCCAGGGTTTTTGTGGATTACCTGGTTTCTCCCCTACCTCATCATTAACTAGGAAGGACGACAAATGGATCCGAGTAAATGGAAATCAGTAGC